GCCCGGGTGGATAATCCACCCGGGGCAGCTCGGTTTCTTCTCTCAAGCTTGAAAGGCAAGTATGTCTACCAGTACATCGCTCGTTTCCTTGGCAGATATTGAAACAACTGGGGAATTGCTTCCCTATTTTGTTGTCTCCGATAGCTACGTTTGGGACGAAGAACATGGCTGGCTGATTTTTTGCCATTTTGATTCTTTGATTGAGCGCTCGGAAGAGCTCTCTCTCGAGGAATCAGATTAAGCCTGGGAGCTTCACTACCTTTTGGAGTTTCGTCATGGCCCTTGCTCAGTATCCAGGGAGTCTTAATGGCCTTATGGGCTACTATTTCCCCAACATGGGTTCTTTTCAAGGGTTTTCGACTGGCTACAAAAGGCGTGGTGGAAGTGCCGTAACTTCCGTTAACACCCCTGGCTGGGCCTCAATGTCAAAGGAACAGCGTCGGAATGCCTCTTGGCATCCTCACACTTATTCCTTCGAACAATGGGACTTCTACCCGGGTACTGTTTCTGGAAAGAACGGCCCAACTTCTGAAGCCACGTACGTCGGATATGCGTTTGCTCCTAACGGTGTCGTCTGGACGGATGGTTGGTCCTTCGCTGGTACTTACACTAATTGGCCGAGTGAAGACTCTCAGGTGAAAGCCTTAGGGAAATTACAAGGCCGTGTAAGTGCTGCGACGGTCAATCTCGCCCAGGCGTATGCCGAACGGAAGCAGACGACTTCGTTGATAGCGAAGAGTATCAGACGGGTAGTTCAGCTCGCCCTTTGGATCAAGAAGGGCGACTTCAAGTCAATCCATAAGCGTTACGGGCTGCCGAAGCCTGTTAAAACGCGAACTGGTGGTTATGTGGTCCCTCAATATCGTCGTGAGACGACGAAGGTCCGCATAGCCTTTGACGAGCGGGGAAACCCGCTGCCACGGCCAAAGACGGTCTATAAAACGACCTACCGCGATCGTGAGCGTCCAGGGCAAGATTTTGCCTTTGGTGACGTCTGGCTTGAGTATCAGTATGGTTGGAAGCCATTACTGTCTGACATTCAGGGGTCAGCTGAGGCTTTGGCTCAAACCCACCTTAACCCTCGTCCGCTTCGCTTCACAGCGTTGGCATCAACGAACGGTAAGGTGGCAAAGAGACCCATAGCCGTCTGGCCCTTGAATGGAACTCGCTATCTGGCCGAACTGACGTTTCATCACGCCGGCAAGACCAGGTACGTCCTCGAAGTTGCAGAGGATTCGAAGATTCTCGAGAGTCTTCAAACCGTTGGTTTGACTAACCCGCTCCTTCTCGCATGGGAGTTGCTTCCGTACAGCTTTGTTGTTGATTGGTTCCTCCCTTTGGGGAATTACCTTCAACAACTTGAGTATGCACGGGGGCTGACTTTCATACGGGGGAGCGTCAGTACGTCGTTCACAGCGGTCGGCTCAATAGCGTCTCGCTTCTACGAGGTGACACCCGGTTACCTGCCCGGCAAAATCGCCGGGCTCGAAATCGATGTGTCTTATCGTACGAAGAGTCGCGCTATACTAAGCAGTTTTCCTTATCAGAAACTGCCCAGCTTCCAGCCGAAACTCGGTGTCGAGCGGTGCCTTAGTGGCATCGCACTTCTTCAACAGATCTTCACCCGCGGTAAAACTACCGTACGGCAATGATCTAAACCCTCCACAAGGAGATCTCATGGGCTCTCAAGCCAACATTGTCATCAATGACAGTGAACCTACCCCCGGTGCCCATACCTTCACCTCTACAGGTGCTGGCTGGGATTCCACGTTGAAAGCAATGCTCGCAACGTGGGAAGATTCTTCCCCTACCGCAGCTGTCGGGTTCTGGAGGCTCACCATGAGCTTCAAGAGACCGACCGGTACAGAGAAGAACTACCGGGTCATCGCGAAGACCCTCGTGCCCGTTCTGGAGAACGTCTCCAACAGCACGATCTCGGGAATCGCGCCTGCCCCCACCGTTGCCTACACTTGCGGGTATGAAACGCGCTACGTTCTTCCTGAACGCAGCACGCTTCAAGCCCGCGAGAATGGCAACGCGATCCACAAGGGTTTCCTGGCCAACGCTCAGACGACAGCAGCCGTCGAGACGTTGATCCCGGTTACCTGATGGCCGAATGCCCTTAACTGGGTTTTTCGGCTGGTTTCACTCACTTAACTTACAAGGATGTACGTTATGCAAGTCAATCGCAAGTATCCCTGCCCGTTTATCGAGATCGATGTGGCTGATAGTTCCGCACCGAGTGGGTTTCGACGTTTACGTGGTTTGGTCCACAATGAGTTTTCGCTCTTCGACTTCATGGTCGAGGGCGGTCTCATTGAAAGACCTAACTACGACGCCGGACCCGAACCCGGAGCTGAGTTCTATGCTGCCTACGCCGAGATCGATATTGCGGAGTGGGCACTTTACGGAATGATTCGCGGAGTGAACCGAAACAGTACAATGGGCTCTTCGAATGAACGAGCCGGATGGGGTGATACCCTCGTTAGGGGCAAGCAGAGCCAATGCTTTGTGGAAACAAAGCACGGGTTTACCGCTTGTTCCTTTCGTGAGCAATACCTCTCCGGCGAGTTCAACGTCGGTCGCATGACTGTGAGGATCTGTTGGGTTTCCCAAGAGAGTGAGCTGGTGGACTATGCTTGTCGAAAGATAAGCATTTTCCATCGGCCTGCTTTCTAAGGAGCCCACCGTGAGAAGAGAGCAGGTGCGGAGATACGTTCAACATGAACGTCAGAGAGTTCAGACTCTCGGACGGGGGGAATTCACCACCCCACCGTACTCCCGGGAATTCGTCGCTGGAGCTGTCGAAAAGCTATCGAAGCTACTCCAGATACCGCAAGGTATTTGGACAGCTCCCCTCACGAAGGGGCAGCTTCCCTTAGATTCACTTCCTGATTATCGCTGGCAGCGACTCCAGTACGACTTTCTTTCGAAGTACCCCGGTTTTACTTGGGGAAATCCGAGAGAGGTCGCCTTGGCTAGCTACCACCAGAGCGAGAAAGAGTGTGAACTAACCAATCTCCGTTTGCGGAAGCTTGTTGTCGGAGGGTATGAACCCCTCTCTCTGGAACCCTACATCCGCAGGGCACAAGAGATAATCGGCAACATCTTAGGCAAATTTGATTGGCAGGACGTCATCGACCTCGGTCGATGGGGTCCTGGGGTGACTTCTTCTGTCAAAGGGCAGAGACTTCACGCGTCTGTCAAATATGGTCATAGACCACAAGTGACTCCCGCTTTCGCGAAGACGGCATGCAATCTGGTGAGTGCATGCCCTTCCTGGTCCAGCCTTTTGTTAGGCACCGATTTCCCTACGTGGGCTTGCCCACTTCCGGAGATTGTGACTGGGAATCGCGTTACGTTCGTTCCAAAGAACGCAAAGACAGATCGTGCTATCGCTATTGAACCTCACCTTAATATCTGGTTTCAGCTCGGAATTGGGGAGCTCATTCGCATGAGGCTCCGTCGTTCCGGTTTGGATCTAGATACTCAGGAGGTAAACCAGCGCTTGGCAGCGTTGGGTTCGATTGACGATAGTCTGTCGACCATAGACTTAGAAAGAGCTAGCGACACGGTATCCTACCGTGCTGTGATGCTCCTACTTCCGCCACTATGGTTTGAAGCTCTCGATAGAGCCCGTTCTCAATTTGGAGAACTTCCAGGTAGGGGATTTGTCCCGTATCAGAAGTTTTCCTCTATGGGAAATGGTTTTACCTTTGAGCTTGAGAGCCTTCTCTTCTGGGCTCTTTGTTCTGCGGTAGCTCAGCTAGACGGTTACAACAGCTTCTGGGTGCAGGCTTTTGGCGACGATATTGTAGTCCCTAGCGGGATCTACGACAACGTCACAAAACTTCTTGCATTCATGGGCTTTACCGTCAACCACGCGAAATCGTATCACAGCGGTCCCTTCCGGGAGAGTTGTGGTGCCGATTTCCTCCGTGGGAGCTTAGTACGGCCGGTATATCTTAAAGAAATACCGGATACTCCCCTCGCTTGGATCAAGATCGCCAACAACCTGAAAAGGTTGGCTCATACCTGGGCAGAGTTCGATGGGCTAGATGCCCGTCTGTACGATGCCTGGGTCTTTGCAACGAGAATGATCCCGCGATCCCTCAGGCGTTTGAGCATTAGTGATGGTTACGGAGATCTCGCGTTATTGCGAGATATCTCCGAATGCTGTCCCGCTCGAGCGAACGACGGTTGGGAGGGTTGGGTGACGAAAGTCATTCAACCGCGGCCTGTGACTTACAAGTCGACAGACCGTAGTCTGATCACTGCCGGGGTTAGCAACCCTGGCAGAAGTGGAAATCAACTACCACTTCGTGATCAAGTCGTGCTGACGATAGGAACCCTCTTCGTGCCGGAATGGCGCGATTTGGGGTCCTGGAGGGCTTAACCGCCTTTCTTTCGGCTATTTAGCCTGGAGGGTCATCCGAC